GGCCTTAGACAGAGACCTTATGACCAGGTTAAGTATTTACAAACCCCACAGTTACCAATGAATTCAGCCATGACAGCTTGGGGCAAGCTATGTTGTTATTGTCCTTGATCTGCTAAGTCAGCATGAACAAGCTTACTGATAGTATTCCTGAACCTGCCTTGATAGCTTTCCACACCAATGCTGGCAAGCACCGGTGTCCCGAGCCAGTCCTGGTTCTGAACGGTTGCAACAATTGCGTGTGGAGTGGACATATTGATTTTCATCTTGTCAGCAAATTCCTTGATCATGTTGATCTTGGCTTGCCGCTTGGTCTGGCGACCAGATGAGGATCGCTCCAGCTCATCCCCAGGTTTCGGGAACCAGTTCCTGTAAGTGAACACCTGTCCACTGATTGGAGTAGAACCATCAGACATGACACCCTCATTGTCTTCCGACAATGTGACGTCCCAGATGAGGGCGTTGTTCTGCCCATCCCACTTCACCGCTGACACCATCCCCAAGTAATTCCCCTTCGGAGCCAACGGTGTAGGCTTGTACTCATCATCTAGGTTAAAGTCAGTGTCAAAGTTAATTCCTTCATCATCCCCTGTCTGGTACCCAGCCAAAAAATCTTCTTGCCCATTTTGGTTTTCTGTATCTAGGGCAGTCTCAAACGGATTCGGTTTGTCTTTTTTAGCCATGTCTATTCTCCTTGTACTTTCGAAAGTTGTAGTTGTTTTTCTTCTTCCATTTCTGCCTGTAGTTTTTGCTGTCTTTCCACAAACTTCTGCTTTGCGTCCACCTCCTTTCTACCAGCATCTCGCATGGCCTCCACGAGAGCAAAGTAATTGTTTGGAATTTCATCTGGGAGCAAACGATACGGCCCAGATATGGTGGAACGGGCTTTGTATAATCCCCTAGGCACTGTCCTCAGGATATACTCAACCCCTTTCGTCCCTGTTTTAGTAGCAGCACAATATACTTCATCAAAGTAGCCAGGTACTTTCGTGCTCAGCTGCCCTGTCAACATGGGATCAATGCTTATGATTGCACCAGTCTTAGAATCAATCTCAGTCTTCCAATGTCCCAGCAATACAATGTTTGCTTGAATAGTTAAGAGTTTATGTAATTTCCCTTCCACCAAGTTTCTTACGATCTGATAATGGACATTCCAGATTGGACCACCCTCGTCTGATCGTCTTGGGTCTATCTGTAAGGCCCTCTCCATAGCCACATCAGTCATGCTAGTCGCTGAGTCAAGAATAACTGTTACATACTTCCCTTCAGTAGCTAGTTTCAAGACTGTGTTCATGTCTTTATCAAACCTGATCCAGGCTTTTGGTGAGGGTTCGTAGGATTCATAATCCCAGTCCAGACCACGGTAGCTTAATGGCCTATTATCAAAGTCAAATACAAATCCTGGTGTTGGGAATGTGCTGGCAAATACTGACTTACCAGTACCATAACCTCCAATAACAAAGATCTTTAAGTATTCAGTTATAAATGTTACGTCTCTTGCATTTGGCATATTCTGCCTCCTTTATATCTCTACCACACCTCCCCTGGGTGGAGTATTAAGAACATTCCACGGCTCCCTGATTACATACTCAGTTGCTAGATTCTCATTTCCCCTTGGTCTCTTTTGCTCACACAGAAATAGATAAGGACACGATCCATAAAGATGACAGCTGTCAAACTGCTTTGGCCAAGTCTCGTTGGTCATACAGGTTAAGATAAGAGACGCTGTATATCTAAAGGATTGTTCCCAGTCTGCCATATCCTGATCTGTAAAGAACAAAGGAATCCTATCAAAGAGAATCTTTGGAGCACCATATTCCCCAGTTGTTTTACTCTTGTATGCTGATAACTGATGATAAGTAACCAGAATTCCCTCCGGAGCCTTGCCTCCATAAATCTTTTTCATAGCATAGAAATACCCAACAAACTGAAATGATCTTGCCTGCTGGCTACTAACATAAGGTATTGTCCGGCCCGTTGTCTTAAACTCATTGATCCACCGCTGTCCTGACAACAGCATTTCAATATCCAGCCTCCCCGTGAAATACAAGCCATTGCCCATGTTAATCTTGAACACCCTCTCACTTTCAAGCACCTTAAGCATTTGCTCATCCATAGCAAAGTGATCAATGTATAAGAACAATGCTCTTACCAGGTTATCAAAAGTCCTGTAATCCTCAAAGAAAGTTCTCTCTTTAGACTGCTCTTCCCAAGACTCCTTAGCATAGTCAGCAGCCCTCTCAAGAGCCTTCCCATCCCTTGTCCATCCCTGTTCCTTGATATGGGAGTAGAATCCTTCCATTCCTGCATGGAAGACAATTCCATAACGGAGTGCAGTAGAACCTCTGGCTGGTACTATTCCACGATTAAAGGTGAGATCATAGCGGTAAGGACACTTACTAAACGTTTCTCTTTTTGTGTTGTCTAGTTCTAAGCTACTTAGCATGACAACTCTACCTCCTATCAGGTTGATGTCTTCTAAGCTAAAATGTAAATAATTGACATTTCTTAAAATTTAGGTGGGTCAGTATAGTTGGCGGACTGATACTAACCCACCCTGGAAAGGAGAACAGCTGGCTGTGGGTATGCTACTCTGAGATACCCGGGATCTTGATCCCCAAGCTCGCCAACAAAGCTTGAGCAGTTCTTTTCTCCTTGTCACTCAACTTCTCGTAGTTAGCAGCAACTTCCTTGGTGCTGACACGAGGAGCAGCAGGGACTCGGACAGTCCACTTGGACTCCATTAAGCCACCCCATGTAGCCTGGATTGCTTCCTCTGCTTCGGTGCCGGATTTACCAGCAGCAGAGTCCCCGAGCTTGTGACCAAGACCAAATGGTCCTAGCTGTGATTGAATTTCTGCAGGCAGGTCAGCAAAAGAAAACACCATCTCCCCACTATTTCCTTCTGCTACGGTTATCTTTACCAGCCCCGCTTCCGATAGATCCTTTTTTAACTTCTTTGCTGCCATCTCTTACCTCCCTGTCCTCTGACCACTTTGTTAATATTTCCTGGAGCAGTTCACCAAGATTCATATCCCTGTCCAGGGCTTCGATTACCAGCCGCCTATGTAACGGCACTGGGACCTGAGTCGAGACGTATTTCATCATAGCGTTCACCTCCTCACTTCTAAGTTCACCAGGCCCCAACAAACAGAGACTCCCAATAAAAAATAAACCTGAGTATATCACAATAGCCTCCAGTTGTCAATGAAAAAATCACCAGTTCATGAATTATTTTTCAGATTTTGTCCGCTTCTCAGCTGCCTTCAGAGTTCTTTCTTCAATGATCCTATGAGAGGCTTCCCAGAGGCCTGGCCAAAAATCTGATCAGTTTCTCCCTGCGAAAACCCGCGAGCAAGGAGAGCCTCCTCTGCAAGTTTGTACACCTTGGTTATGGGTTTCACCCCAGCCTCTCGAATTTGTCGCAGACAGAATGGTGGTATACCCAGCCTTCCCCACGGTCAGCTTCCTCTTCAGTGGGAGCATCTAGTCTGCAAACAGGTTGAAGATCACTGGGAGGGCCATCATCGTCACCAATCAGATACATATATGCGCAGTGGTGACAGCACTCAGCCTCTCGATAGTTCTCTCCTCTTTTCATTCTTTATCCCCCTTCTCTTTCAGCATTTGGTGCTTTACGTATTCTTTCTGTAATAGCTCCTTTGCTGTGCCCTCGAAGGGTTCATCATCAGCTACGAAGTCATCACAGATAGCCCAATCTATCATGGCTTGGTTGTCAAGAGTGCATACCATGTAGAAGGTTCCATCCTCCTTGTCGTATTCCTCTATCCCGTTAGTACAGTTATGACAACAATCAGCTAGTCTTACATTTTCTCCTGGCATTTTATTCCTCCTGTTCTATCTTAAACCCATGACGAGTTTGTAAATGTGGAAGCTGAATGCTACAATTTGGACAGCGTGGAATTGGCTTTATTCCTGGCGGATTTTTGATTTCCAGAAATTCACACAATTCTAAGTATGTTTTCTTTCCAACTCTTCCTTTACCTACCTTGAGTGTATTGCTTAGAATGGCCTTTTTGACAGTACCCGCATCAGGTACACTACCATCAAACTGGTACATTACTGCTACTCTACAGTTTGTAGTAATGAACCAAAACCAGTCATCGAACCGGGGTCCACCAGGTCTTCGCATCATCCTCTTAACTCTAGACGCTAGTGCCCATGCACGGTCGTAGCTTACACCCAGAGCAATACTAATCATCTTTGTTGATTGCCCTTTCAGTATCAGTTCGTATACCTGAAGGTATCTATCCCTACGCGCCTTCCAGTCGTGACTTATATTTCTTGCCATGCCACCTCCTCTAATTTACAGAAGCTTTTCCAGCTCTCTGTGTGCTTCCCAGTATCCATTGTTCCTGAACAATTCATTTATCTTTTCCTTGAGTTCTCCGTCCTGCTCTCCCAGCCACTTGTCCAGAACATATCGGACTGCCTTGTAACAATGTACACAGTAAAGACAGCCTTGCTCAGTGTATGGTTCGGGGATAGTGGATTGTCTCCTGTTCTTGAAGAATTCATAAGTGACAAGCACTGAAGCTCCCTTTATAGCACGCCTGCAGACAGTGCAAGTTTCTATCAAGGCCAAGCCATCCTCAGAGGTATCTCCAACATCCAGTGCATGAAGATAATCACTGTCATCATAGTTCATCATCCTGCGCATTGCAGGGCTGACGTTAAGCAAGTTGCGATACTCGTCAGCTACAATTTGCCCACCTACAATAATAGTCATAACACCTCCACTGCTACGGCGCAAACTGGGACGCCGTGGGTTGTTCTAAGCTTTTCGTGTTTGACAGACAATAGTTTTCCCCTGATCTTTTCTCTCTGCTCCCAATAAGCAGTTCTTAGATCATGAGTTAATTTACCAGCCCCAACATTGAAGCTATTCCCATCACTATCTACAACGGTGAAAGCTCCAACCATTCCCTTAGGATCACCCTCAATAGAGATGGCCTCCAAGACATCTGCTATTCGATAAGTATCCTTCTCTGTTGGCTTGAATTTGAGCATCTTAACTGAACGCTTGGGAGTATAGAAAGCCTCTACATCTCTCAAGATAGCACCCTCATAGCCTTCATCAATGAAGTCATTTGCGAGGTTCTGCCAGTTGCTTGTGTTAGTAAGATAGGTGGGAACCATAAGTATTGGTTCGGACTTGGGCAGGTTTCTGAGGTAATCTAAGCGGATTATTTGCGGGACATCCTGATTAGTTATATCAAAGATATGAAACTGAATCAAGGCATTGTCCTCATTGTAGTTTACTGGTGAGCGGATGGCTGAGTCAATACGTTCTCTTGGCCACCCGTGGACATAAAGCTCACCATCTAACATAGGATAAACCTTAGTAGCTTCCGATAAGATCCTCAGTGATTTCTTGATGTGGCCCAAGAAGGGAAACTCATTGTTATAGCTTGACAGGAGTACAGGCTCTCCTTGAAACCACTCAA